GCTAGAAGTATCTTCTCTGAACTTGATGCTTGAATATATTCACTAAATGTATTATATGCCATATTATCCTTATAGTTTACTTCTTAACTCTACAATCTGAGCTTCCACACCCTCTATAAAGCTCATATTGCCACTTATAAGCGCTTCTCTCATATGTCTAGGGGTAATGCTAGCCTCTAGTGCTTCAATCGCCTTTAAAAGGCTATTACGAGCCTCTAATGCCACTATCTCTGCTTCTGCATCTGCTAGGTCTTGTTCTGTAGGCATTGGAACATTTACAAAATCCCACCCTACAATGTTACCTTCTACAAGATTAAGAGAGTCATTTTCATCTCTTTTATCTTTATGCTTCTCTAAATACTTACTTATCTTTAATGCTATATCCATTTTAATCTCCATTATTTAATTTTTAGTATCTCTACAACACTGAATATCTCTGATTCACCCGACGAAGCTGCATTACCTAATCCATTTGTTGCTACTGTAGATTGTGTGTAGTGTTGTAATTGAAATGCCTTTGCGGCGGTAATAGTTACCTCACCAGAACAAACAGAACGATTTTGAATTGTTCCCCCTGATTGTGCCCACTCGGAAGAACCTAATACCGCCGAAGTAGAATCTGTTGTATTTCTTATTCTTATTCTGTGAGAGTTTACTTGATATGCTGGAGCTGATGCAGTGATTTTATATGTCCCGGCCGGCAATGTAAAAGAGTTAGCACTTAAACTTGTTACGATACTAAAAGAATCTACTATGGTATTTAATGTCCTAACGTTGTAAGTTGCGGCAGTTGATGCTCCTCCGTTTGTACCGCTTGTTTGTACTTCACTCAAATAAGCAATTTTAGGTAGCAATACTGGTAATGCAGCAGCAGACGGGGTTTTTGCAGCGTTAATTACGAAGTATACAGAAGGACATACCGTACCATCAAGACCAAGACCGGCACTATGTGAAGCAGTAACACCCCCCCCAGTTACCCCTCCGTTTAAACTTAAAATACCAGTAGTTTCATTATAAAATACTCTCGTACCATACTCAGTAACGGGCGAACCATCGTACATTACATCATAAGATGCTGGGTTGACTTTGCCTGCTGTACCGTATGCAGATAAGTTTATATTCTTTAACCCTTTACCTACTACTATGTCTATCCTTACTGGTGAAGCTGCTGCCGATGTTGCATTAAATGCTCTACCATATACCCTAGGTCCATCAGTTGCCATTGATGTTGTAGTTTGTGTTGGTGCAGAAGTTGCAATTGTTGCAGTGTTTGTATTTGCTGCATATGTATATGTATTAAATGTACCAACTGCCTCATTACCAGTTAATGCTGTAGATTGAAATACAAAGTTCATAGTGTCAGATGATACTTGGTTGACAGGTACAATGACGTTGGAGTTGTAACTATCCCAACCGAGGATAGGTACTGACGCATTGAATTGGAACATAACAGATGAAACTGTAATTGCATTAGCGTTTTGTTTAGTTGTACTGCTGTTAGTAGTTGCGCTTATCTCTCCGAATGTTACATACGATACTGACGGTTCAATAAGTACAGTTTTTCCACCAAAGTCAGTAGTGTTAGCGCCTGCAGCAGAACCATATCCGCATATTACTAAACTTGGTATGATAGAAGTACCTTGTGAAGTTAATCCAGTAGGTAGTGATACTCTTGCTTCTGTGGCTGTTGCAGTACCTACAGTGAATCTACCTTTAATCTCACAGTTATTACCCACTCTTCTGTAGAAAAACTCTATAGATGCAGCAGTGCCAAAACCAGTGAATGTAGGAGTATAACTTGTCCAGTCTGTAAGGTTAGCTACGTTAGTAATTGCTCCTATGTCGAGAGAGAGTTGGAGAGAGTCGAATCTTAGTATTTTACCACTATTTGAAGTTAATACTTGCATACCAACTTTGATACTTGTACAAGTAGATGGGATAATTACACCAATAACAGCCGTAGATACTGCTCCGTTAGTTGCAACTACATAATCAGTTGATGATGAAATAATAGCACTGTTAGTAACGTCATATACTACAAATTTAATATCCGTAGAAGCACCATCATATGAATATACGGCAGAGAAGTATGCTTGTTGCCCATGGTAACGTATATCAACTGCTTGAGCTGGTGAAGCTAACCAGTCATTGATAGAAGTAGCTTGTACGTATTTATAAGACTGTGTGCCCTGTAACGGCGAACCTGTTTCTTGTGTAAATGTTCCAGCTAGTGTGCCCGAAGCGAGAAATGTTGCTGAATTACCTTTAGTCCAAGATGCTTGGTCTGCCCCTGTTAATTGGAATAGTGTATTTAAACTACCAGAACCAGAACCACCATTAGCCCATGCAACGTTACCACCAGAGACACTAAGTACTTGCCCTTCACTTCCTACGGCAAGTCTTGACGCAGCACCAGAAGCACCGCCAACTATCAAATCATTAGTACTGGTCATAGGATTTATTAAACCTGCACTAGTTTGTGTAGTACCGTCTGGGAATTTAAATCCACCAGTAGTAGATTCAATTGTACCTGCAACTTGAAGTTTGTTAGAAGGTGAAGTAATAGCAGAACCAATACCAACATTACCAGATTGGTCGATAGTCATTGCTACTGTTCTTGTAGTAGTTGTATTTGGAGTTACTTCAATTTGAGCTTTAGAACCTGCATTACTTGCTCCCCAATTCTCAGTAGCTAATCCAGTAAATGCAATAGAGTTTGTTGTAGTATGTGAAGCATTAGTACTACCACCAAGAGCATAAAATCCTAATCTGTCACCAGTTGCTAATGCCGCCCCATCATCAGAATAGCCTTGCATACCTGCTCCAGCTGTAGGACCCGATGCAGAAGTATTAGTAAACTTAGCAGTTTGTGTAGTAGTATTTTGTATATTAATCGCACTAGTATAAACTGTATCTGTAACAGTATCATAACCTAAATGGGATGCGGTTGCATCTGTTGCTAACTTGCTACCATCAAAATAAATGATAGGAGCAATATTACCAGATAGTGCGGTAAACGAAGTATTATTTGTTCCCCCATTTGCTATAGGCAAAATTCCAATAACACTTGAAGTAAGAGAAATATTAGTAAGAGTATTATTTATACCCGAAATAGACTTATTTGTAAGTGTGGCTGTAGCACTATTCTTTGTAGCGTCAGAAGTATTATCAACATTACTAAGACCAACATCAGATTTGGTTATTCCTGTTGGGGAGTTTATAACTGGCGAGGTTAAAGTTTTATTAGTTAACGTTGCAGTTGCAGCATTTTTAGTAGCATCAGATGTATTGTCTACATTAGATAATCCCACATCTGATTTAGATAAAGTAACTGCTCCAGTATATCCATTAACGGAAGTAACTGCTGACGGACTAATTTCAATATAAACCGAACCTGACCATCTATAAGTTTTATTAGTATCAAGAGTTACATAAATCTTACCAGTTTCACCTGTACCCGGTAAAGATGCAAAGTTAGCATATTCTAAAACATCATCAACATAAGATGGTAACTGTGTAGATGGTACTTTACCGCTACCATCAAGGGAAGCATATCCATTAGCGTTACCCTTTTCGGATAAGGCTTGTTTCTCAGAATCTAACTCGTTAATAGCCGCTTGAACCGTTGTAGAAGATATATTACCTGCTGGAGTATTTGAAACTACATCCGCAGTAGTTGGAACTGTTGCCGCTGGAGCCGTTGAGGTTGTAAAACCATCATCAAAAGATACACGTTTATTTGACATATTTTATCCTTATTTTAATTAAGATTTCTTGTTATACTTGTTATTTAAAGTGTGTAAAGCTCAAATCCATAGGGATTATTCCATACATCAGTAGCATCACTTACCCCATAAGTAGGATAGTAAGATGCTGATACATCATGTCTAAGTGGGGTAGTTGGATTAGTTTCATGTACTAATGCTAGGTAATTAGTATTAGAGTTAGTATAACTCGACACTGTAAAGATAAACTCTACTAGTAACTCGCTGTTTAAAGGGTCTATTTTGACATTACAGGGGCTTTGAAGTTCAAAGGATAGTAACCCATGCCAATATGTTCCTAATGCGTTTAAATCGGCATTAGAACGTACTTTAGAAGCTATAATACTACCATTAACTTTTACATCCATAGTAATAATAGCACCAGAGATACTACCAACTTTTAGTAGATGTACCCTAGCACCTGCGATAGTAGTGTTTCTAGTTATGTAAATCTTATGTGATATTGGTTCATTATTATTAAACTGTCTTGTAGCAAGTATTGTCATGTTATACCGCCTCTTCAAGCGATAAATTAACATCAAATAGCCCATGTGCGGACTGTTTCCATATTAAATCTTTCATATAGAACATACCACTAAACATATACTTAGAATTAGTAATCCCTAGGTCATTATTATTATCTAAGATAAACCAAATAGGACTATTTTCACCGTGGGCTAATTGAATATCTTGTAATTGACTAAACTCAGTAGCATTGGCATACTTTACATCTCCTGTTAATATCTTGGATGTACCATACTGGTCTATGAATCGTTGACCATAAGTATTTTTAGTAGTTTTACTATTTGTGTTTAATTGGTAACTAAACCCTTGTGATAAGTTATTATCACTCATCTGGACTTTCTCACCTATGAATATATTACTAAGTTCAACATAACTAGTTCCAGTAAACGTTAATCTCCAGTATCTCAAGTTTGTAGTAGCTATTTCTTTAAAAGCAAAGTTATGTTCTGCTGATATATCAATACTAGTATCAGAACCACTAAACGTAGTAGTAGCACTTCCTTGAAATGATGCACTAGTAAACCCTAACCCTTCAATGTTAGAACCTCTTAACATGATAATATTTACATTATTAGCAGCAAGAGTATCTACTAATATACTAACCGAGGATGTAGTAGACCTAAATACTTTAGTACTAAATGGATGTTTAATATTATTAATTGGAAACTGTACGTTACCTGTACCAGATATAATACTAATATTAGCATTATCTATTAAATTATCATTACCAAATATTACATTACTCATTATCTACTTCTCCCAATTTCAATACCATTCATAACACCACGACTAGTAGACCTTGCAATTTCATTATCATCTGCAACTAACACCATAGGGCGACTTAATATTGCTTGTTCTAAACTACTAAGACGGTCAATAATACCTTGTGAGTTATTATTCCCACCATTATTAGCTATATTAAATAAGTTAGCTTGTTGTTGTCTATTTAGTATCATCTCACCGGAGTTTACTTGTGCCGATACATTATCTCCAGTAAACGAACTACCCGGAACAATACCGCCTTGTTCAAACTGTAGCCCTGCTATGTTAGCAGCTTGTGCAGCCATTGCAGTACCGACTAATCCTGCAGCAATGAAGTTATAAGGTGGAGGAAACGCGGCTAATGCTTTACTAATAGCAACTGGAGTATCAATTGCAATTTGAGCTATACCGGCAGCTTTACCGATTATAGCTAACTCTTTATTACTAGACTTACTTAGTGTGGAGATAGTAGATAGTGTATCTCTTCTATTAGCTACATTCTGAGCATCTAACTCTTTCTTGTTCTTATTACTCATCTCAAGTACGGCTTTCTGTTGTGCGCTATTTAATGTTACTAAGTCAACTTCCTGTTTAGAGGCAAGTTGTGCCTTACCTAAAGTGTACTTGTCTTGTGCTTCTTGTGTAGCTTTCTTTCTTTCATTAGAGTCGAATATTATCTGAGCCTTTGCCATCTCATGTTCATATACTAACTGAAGCTCTAATGCTTGATTAGCCTGTTTTGCTTCTAAATCAGCCTGTTCTTGTGCTAATCTTTGTTCTAATACAGCTTGATAAGCTTCTTGTTTCTGTGCTAAAGTAATATCACTAGCTTCAATATTTAAGTTTTGATTATCAATATCAGCTTTATGTTGTAGTTCAAGTAAATTATTATTTCCTTCCTCAGTGATTCTATACTTCTCATTAATCATATTTTGGTGATTAAGGATGATAGTCTTTTGTGCTGCTATCTCTTCTTTAGTAAGCTCTTTAACTATTTTAGGATCACCTTTAATAGTGTAGTCTTTACTGCTTGCGGTTGATAGTATTGCATCTAAATCATTAATCTGTTTTTGTATATCTTCTTTCTGCTGTTTAAGTAACGCAGTTGGATAAAAAATATTAAATATACCGTGACTATCAGCGTTAGTAATCTCACCGGTAATCTTATCTAACTCAGCTTTAAGTATCTTATGGTCATTAGCTAGCTGTTCTACAGTTCTACTACCTTTAGTCTGTTCACCATTTACGGCTCTCTGTTTAATAGCTTGTAACTCTAATGCCTTATTGATATCATCCACTAACCCTTTAGTAGAACTTAATGCACCTTTGAACAAGTTAGAGTTAATTATTGCACCACCAATCGTCTCTTGTAGATTATTAAATGCGTTCCTTAATTGAGCAACGGAACCTGAATAAGTCTTAATATCATTAGCAGATGCCCCACTCCATTTCTTATTAATTATATCAGCAGCTGCGCCAGCTTTTAACTGTTCGTCAGTAAGATTCTTTAATTCTGGGATATACTGTCCTAAACGTCCAGTAGTACCTGATAAAGTCTTACCAAGTTTATCTACGTTCTCATCAAGGCTTCCACCTAATACGGCACTCATGTTAGCTGCAGCGGTTACTATCTCCTGTGCCCTAGTTTTAGTAACACCGAGACTAATAACAAATGCCACCTGTTTAGCAATAGCATCATCAGCAAACTTAGAGTTAGCTTCTAGTGCACTACTAAAATTCATTACTGATTCTACAGATTGAGCAGAACCGTCATTAACACCATTTAAAGCTTGGGTAAGCTTATTTACAGCATCCTCTTGTTCAGCATATGCACCCAATGAACCTATGATAGTATCTTTAGCAAACGACACAGCTTGAGAGAATATACCAAATGCTAATTGACCAGCAAACACACCGGCAGTCATGCTACTAAAACTATTATTACTTTGTGCTGACATGTTACTAATAGCGGCAGATGATTTATCTGTTGCTGCAGGTATATCTTTACTTATTATATTCTTAGTATTATCTAACCCCGTAACACTCTTATTTACAAACCCATTAACTGAGTCTGACATTTTATTAATACTATTTACAAAGTCTTTATACGCAATACTAATATCAAACTGTATATTATTAGACATTATTTCTCCCTATTTAACTGCTTCTTACTCTGTGCTAGTTCGTACTCACTGTGTAACCTATTTATCAAACTTAATATTTCCATAACTTGTGCCGGTTGTTCTAGTATCCCTCCACTAAATGGTAATACTCCCTTCTCGTATGCTTCTCTAAGCTGTAATATACCACTCATTAGAGGGTGCTTATAGCCTTTATAGCATAAGCAAGAATGGTACCCTATGTACCCTACCTCTACCTTCACAGAAGAGCTTAAAATGCCACATCCGTGCTTTATACGACGCATCTTAATAGCTAGCTCGGCATCATTCCTATTACTGTAAGCTTCTTCTACTTTATTACACTGAAACTCTTCTTCAACAATATTCATCCAATGTGCGGTTATTAGTGCGGTGTCTGCATTACTAATACTACTTACTTTCATTACTTGGGAATATATATACTCAATCATTATATTGAATAGAAATACTCCCTTCTTTAGTTTCCCTCTTTCTTACCATTATCTTTTAGTATCAGGCTTACACCTTCAATAATGTTACCGTTAGAGTCAACTATCTTGTCCTTTGGTATGCCATACAATAAGCTACTACATACAGCAGATATCTTGTTACTAATTGGGAGGTTTAATAAATCATCTATAGTTGACATACTAAGTTCATCACCATCAAACTTACAAACATACTCTAACCCATCAGCATCTACTAATCCCTTAACTCCCTTGATTGAAGCTTTAAAAGTAGCAATAACTACTTCCATAGCAGATTTAGTATCCTGCATGGATGCTTTCTGTAGTAAGTCATTGATATTCATCTTTTGTTGGTAGCTTAACGGACTAATGAAGATACTAATATCTTCTATTTTAATCTCTATTTTATCCGTACATTTATATATTCTATAGCTCATATATCCCCTTTGTGTACTACACATTTCACAAGAACATCTTGCATTAATACTTGTTATTAATAAAACTCTCTAGCACTACTAGGACGTGTCTTAGGTTGTAATGGTGCTAAATGCCATAAGCAGTAACCTACAGCTACAGCGGCATGAGATACAAGTCCTTCCTTGTCTCTATTACTTAGAGTCTCTATCTCTTTGATTAGGTTAGTACATGCTACATCAATAACTAACTGCTTCTTAAGGAAAGCAATATTGACTGTATTCTGTCTGTCTATAATTAATGGGTTCTTACTAGCAACAACATTTAGTCCCTGTTCCCTCATAATCATATGGTCGGTAGTAATACTACTTGTCTTTCTGGCATTACCAGTACTATCAGGAATAACTATTACATTATAACCCTTTAAGTCTTCTTTAATCTTACATGCTAGTTCATAAGTACCAGCACTATTCTCAGTTAAATGTATATGCTTTCTAACATAGAATATACCATTAATCCACTGCATATATACTGCGTTCATGTTCCCAATGTTAAAGTCACATGCTACATATATAGGATACTGTCTATTTATCTCTTTACATTCTAATACATTTATGCCACGTTTAAATTGATTATAAATACTACCTGCAGTTAAGTTTACAAACTCACCAAATAACTCTTGTCTAGCTAATGGAGATGATTCACCACCATACTGTTCAACAAGGTCACTATAGTATCCATCAACAAGGAATATATTATCTTTAGTTTTAGCATGTATAATATGCATCGACTCTTTCCTATTAATACTAAACTCTTCATATAACCAATTAAAGCCTAATGGAGAAGTAGTAAGTAGCATTTGTATATCTCCCTTACCTTTTCCCCTCATACGTCCTCTAACTACGTTTAAAGCTTCTAATGACGACCATGAGACTTCATCTATCCAACATGCAAATAACTCAATACCCCTAATATTCTGGTACGATTCTAAACTGTAAAGTAGGATAGTAGTACTACCCACTCTTATACATTTCTTACTTCCAGATAGGACTTTTTCATAAGGAATCTTAAGGTCATCTAATAGATTGGTAAATGCTGCTACAGAAGCGTTGATAAGCTGTGTATATGTATTAGCCATAATAGCTAATTGACTACCGGGAGATTCTACACACTTCTTTAGTATCCAATGTGCGCCTACTGCTGATTTACCGCAACCAATACCGCCTAGTAGTAGTATCTGTTTCTGAGATGAATGTAATGCTTCCCATTGATGCGGAAGTAATTGAATATCAATCCTACTCATTGGAGTTTCTTGTTGGTGAATAGTTTAAGTTTATGTTTAGGTCAGTACTTAATGGTTCAGGTTTAAGTCCATTAGGATAGTATGTATCTAACATCTTTTTAGTATCTAAATATATTTTATACCAAGTAGCCTTATCGGCTTCTTTCTCTGCTAAGTAGTAGTTATTATATGCTTCTTTAACGTCTTTCTCTAATGATTTTATACGTTTATTCCTAACAGATTTAACGTCATCATTTAAGTCTTCTTCAAGTTGAAGCATTGCTTTCTTGTAATACTCATTAGCTTGTCGGGTATTGATTGGATGATTCTTGCATAATGTTTTAATGCAATCAGTCTTAGTGCCATTCTTCTCTACTACTTCAAGTACAGTTGAAATATAATTAAATATATCAAGCTTAGTAGCTTTATGTGTAATTTCATATTCATTACCATCTGCATCAGTTATAAACTTAGCACTGTTAGTAACATTTAACCATTTATCATCTTCTGTCATATACCCTCTACATACTATGTATCAGTTAGTAGGAACATCCCACACGCTAATACTTGTTATTTATTGATTTTTGACATAGCTAGGCTTATGAAGACCTATTTGAACATTAGAGTTAAGGAATATACACTCTAAGTTTAATCCAGTTACGTTGCAATACTATTGTATCTACATTCTGGATACGTTAAAAGATTAGTGGTTGAAGTTCCTAGTAATTCATACCTAGCGCTACATATTCAACTGTTTTTTACCTAATACGCTTTCCGTATTCAGGTGAGGATTGCGCCCTACTTACACCCATAACTTTGTTTAGGTTGGTACTGTTCACTGTTTTATAGCTCTGCTAGCATCAGTCTCAGCGTCCTTTGGTCTAAACTCAACTACCCACTGCCTTAATCACTCTTTCGAGAAGCCACCTTAACATTGTTTCAGCTAGCCTAATTGTAGTGGAAATCTTTTAATGTCTAAGCCCCGTTGTCTGCATCACACTTACTCTGGGGGTTGACTCTATTACTTGTTAATATCCTCAAATAAAAAGAGGCTCAGTTAAGAGCCTCAATTTAGGAGAAGGAATGTCAGCAAGGAGTAATATACTATAGCAATATTTAGCACAAATTTCAATCTTTTATTTAAATTATTTTAACTGATATTAGTATGGGAATTGCTATAGATATGTAAGAGGTATATATGAAGTTTGAACTAGAGATAAAAGAGAGTGATTTAGTGACGTTTAAAGAGCTTAGAGAGGCCCCAAATGGGTATGTGGCTACTACCCTACATGGTACAGAACAGGAAGCCTATAAAGCCTTATTAAGTGCCTTAGAAGAGGTAAATGCTGATAAGACGAGAAACTTCAACTTCCTATTTTGGTCTGCTTTTGATTATGGTCTTTTAACTAAAGACGAGTCTATTGTATGTCTTAAGTTTACGGAGTCTCATTTTCAACATTTAGTAGATACTTGTACGGTTAATAATAAATATTACCCTATCTTTAAAAGGTTGGCATTATCTCCCCTACTTTCAGATGAATCTATAGAAACTAGAAACATACAACTTAATAACCTTGCTGATAGGTTTATTAATGAGATTAGAGAATGTTGTAATATGACTGGTCTTCGATCAAGTGTACTGATGGATATTGTAGATGATGAGTATCTAGTAAGCCTATTTGTAGAATATAATGAGATAAATCAACTACTTAAGACCGCTACAGAGAATAGAAGATACTTTGTCAACAGAAAAAGTAAAATATTTAATTTATTTTTAGAGAATATATCTTGAATATTACTATAGAGAGTTACACAACAACAAAAAGGAGTATTTATGTCAGGAATTAATGAAGTACAAGGTAAACAGTTCAGAAACACAAATTATTTAGTAACAGAAGATGGAAGAGTTTATTCTACCATTCTTAAAGCTTATAGAAAGCTACATAAGATGCCTAACGGCTATATGAGAGCTACTATAATCGTAGATGGTAAGATATGTTCATTCTTAGTCCATAGAATGGTAAGCGAATGTTATATTCATAATTTCAATAACTTAGAGTTCGTAAATCATATAAATAGTAATAGACAAGACAATCGAGTAGAGAATTTAGAATGGTGTACTCGTCTTGAAAATGCAGCTCATATGATTAAAATGAACCGTCAAAGCCGTAAACTTAACCCTAATCAGGTAGTTATAATCAAAACTAAGCTTAAATCTAATACTAAAGTCAGTAAACTAGCCCAAGAGTTTAATGTAACATTTGGTTGCATTGATGCAATTAAGGCTGGTAGAACATGGAAACACGTTCAAATCTAAAATTAAATTTTGTATAAGTCATTGAAATTAAAGGAATATCAAAAATAGTTGATTATTTTGAAAATAAAATATCGAAATCTAACAACTACTTAGGAAAGAAGAAATAATTCTTCTCAAAAAGGAGTATCTTATGAAAAAAACACAATACGGCTTAAATGTAAAAAACTTTAGAAAATCAGAACGTACTTATGTAGACAACATAGACGCATCGAAAGGTGGTTATGTCCATAAGCTTAGTGCAGAGGATGCAGCTTGGCTTAGTGACTTTAACTTACACTACTATAAAAATGGCGACCTGTCAAGTGCTACAAAAGAAGAACATTTAGAAGTTTATCGTGATGAGTACAGAAGAAAGAATGATATTATGAACGTTTGTAAATCTAAAGTATTAAATACTAGATTATCTGAAAACAGCGAAGACGATAGAGAAGACTACGACACTATTGAAGCTTCAACTTGGAATGAAGATACTTATGTAGAACTTATGGATACAAGATTAGGATTAAAAGAACCTAGTACTAAAAGAAAATATACTAAAAAACTTAAATAACACGGAGGTATTTATGGAAACTAAAGAAGAGATTTTAAAGCTTATAGATGATGCTCAGTCTAAAATTATTGCAATGATTAATATTATTAATAAAGAAGGAGAAGAAAATGAAGACGATAAATAAAACAGACATAGAGTTAGCTAAATTAGCAATTGATTCTTGTAATGACTTACAAACTTTAAAAGATATCTGCATGTCTTTTTATGAAGGATTGGAATCACAAGACATATACATTAAAACATTAGAAGAAAGATTATTAACATCATATGACTTAACGTCAACATTACAGTAGGAGATTTTATGGCAACAGTATTAGCAATCCCAGACATGCACTTACCGTTTCAACACCAAGACGCATTAGCATTTTTAACAGAGATTAAGAAAGTTTATAAACCTCATATAGTGGTTTGTATGGGTGATTTTCTGGACTTCCATGGGATTTCTATGCACGACCATTCCCCAAATGGACTTTCACCCTCTGATGAGTTGCAATCGGTAATTAAACAAGCACAACCATTTTATAAACTATTCCCTAAAGTTAAACTATGTAATGGAAATCATGATTTATTACCGTTTAGACGGGGGTTTAAGTTTGGTCTACCTACTGAGCTATTTAAGTCTTTTAAAGAGATTATACGGGCTCCTAAAGATTGGGAAATCGCAGATTCCCACGAAGTAGATGGAGTAATATACGAGCATGGTACAGGATTTAGCGGTGCTAGTGGAGCTTTAAAAGCCGCAGAACAGAATATGCAATCTACTGTAATAGGTCATATTCATTCTTATGCCGGAATTAGTTTTAGTGCTAATAGTAAACATTTGATATTTGGATTCAATACTGGGTGCTTAATAGATAGGCACGCTTATGCTTTTGAATATGCAAAGTTTATTAAGCGAAAACCTATTCTGGGTGTTGGACTTATAATTAATTCTATCCCTTTATTTATACCTATGCAACTAGACGCTAATAATAGATGGATTAAAAAACTTTACTAAATTAACATTAAAATTCGCTATAGTATGTAGGAAGTAATTATGCTTCCTACTTTTATTTGGAGGAACAATGAAAACACTAAAAGAAATATTAAGTAAAAACAATCTCACGGCTATTATAATTTTTCTTAATAGTTTAGGAATTCTACTAGCTAACTACCACTCTTTATCTATGTTTGACTGTTTTATTTTAGGTTATACATCTATATTAAGTTTATCATTTATTAAACCTATAGAGGTTACTAATGGTTAAGAAGAAATTAAAATGGGTTAGAGTTAGGAAGAATGTAAAACAGTATGTAGATATGGATTACTTATCCAGTCTTAAAGGTAAAGATAAAGATTTTATGATTAATTTTATAGATGAGTATTATTCTGGCTCTTTTAATAAAAAAGATTCGCTTCATCGTAAAGCGTTTGGAGATGATTACGAAGAAAAGAAAGTAGAGTTTTATTTAAATAATAATGCACAAAATAGAGATACATATTCGATTTTAAATGGAGCAAAAATGATACAATCAATCGAGTTACTTAATGATATTGAAATGACTACTACAGAAATTAGTAATCTACTATCTAAAATAAGAGTTGACGGAGAAGAGGTATTTTTTAAAAATCTAATGAATGAAGCTATTGATGAGATTGAATGTGCTAGAGATGACCAAGAGAAGTTAGTAGCCATGCAAGAATATACTAAAACTATAATGATGGTAGTTATAGCTAATAGAAAGTCTAAAAGTAAAATCAGCTATAAGTTAGAAAGTACTAAGAATAAAGTGACTAAGAAACCGGGGGAAAAATAATGGAACTACTTTATATACTTTTAGGTTCATTTATCTTAGTTTCTTATGTAAATGTTATGTATGATAAGGATAATATAACTGTAGAAGAAGAGATTATAAAACGTAAAAAGATTAGAGATAAATATAAAAAAGAAAGTCAATTAAAATAAAAAAGGGAGCATTTTAGCTCCCTCTATATTAATGCAGTAGATTTACTGCTTCTCCTAGCAATATTAGCTTAGGGAGATATAAATTTCTGGTTCGCCGTTAATCGTATTAACACTAAATGATAAAGCTTCTTGTAAATTACCATTAGAATCTGCTAATGCTAACTCAGTAAACTTACAGTTAGGCAAGTAGAAAGAAACAGACTCTTTAAACTCTCCTGTAGTAGCTGTAGGATTATGGGCACTGATAAATAAAGAGAAAGAAGTGTTAGTATTAAACTTAGTAAAGAAATCAACACTTGCCGTATCCATATAAGGATTGATACTGCCTTTAATTAATCTCTCAGTAATTCTTGAAGCAAATTTACCATCACACGTATTAGTCAACATACCAATTTTATTTTCAATTGATAAAGTAAATTTAGATATGTTTTGTTCAACACCATCCAAGATAATACAAGCATCTACTATAAGTGGAGTATCAGAAGTAGAGAAACTTGGTGAATATGCCGGAGCTGATAGAAGTCTATCAAAGTTTAAACCTTCAAATCCAAATTTAAATGAAGCTTGTTTTTCTGATTCAAATCCATCAACGGATAAGTTAGAGGTTTTACAACCGATAGCTTTTTCTAATATTGCATCTTCGTAGTAAGTAGATACTGAAAAGCTTGGATGACCTGAATTAGTAGGAACAAATGTAGTAAACGCTTCAATAACTGTACCATTAGCAGGTGCAGAAGCTGCAGGAATTGCTAACGTAATACTTGTATTAGCTATTAATGAAGCGATAGGAGAAGCATGGTATGCTCCAGCTACTTTTAAGATTACTGTATCACCAACATGTAAATTAGTAGTAGAAGAAACATTGATAACTGATGTTGTATGAGATGAACCACTAGTGATACTTGTAGATGAGCGTTTAGAGCCTAGTAATGACTCCAATAAGACTTCTGATTCACTGACGCTTGTTGGGGTACTGGCTGCTTTCATAAACAAGCTTAAAGAGCCTGATATAGACTTTCCACCTACTCTAGGAGCTATTTTGCCAATCCCTTGTCCAAGTACGTTTCTTTCAAGCATTTCTCTTGACGGTTTATTTTCAATATCAATAACCTGTAAAGCGTCTGTTCCAGTAGTTGGCGCAGCGTAGATGTTTTCTGTACTTTCTTTTTTAATGAATACTTTCGTATTCTGTTTTGTTACATATGCCATTTTTTAATCCTCGGTTATACTTTATATTTAATAATTATTTCAAATCTAACTACAGCTACTTTATCTTCTGTTAAAAACTCAGTATCATTTATTCTAAGACTATGAACTAACATGACTGAGCTACTTAGATTAACTCTACTAGTTTGTAAGTCTCGATAAATTAATAAAGCTTTATCTTGTAGCTCTACTATTCTTTGCATCTTTAATTCATCATTTAACTGCGCTAATGCCCCGTTAGAGTATCCATCGGTTAATATAAACTCGAAAGTCTGGTCTATAGTATTACCTTGCATCACACCATCTGTTATAGATGCAGATTTAGGAATAATGCCATATCTTTTAGATGATTGATTCATCTTATTCATTGATAAATCAGAAATAAATGAAAGCTTAGTAAAAGTGTTACCTAACACCCCACTAACTCTCGTATATATATTTCCTGTCAATGTTTCAATCATATTTACCCTAATATATACTTGTTATTATCTACTGAAAAAGAAAGTATTAATCTTAGCAGTTTTAGTCTCTCCAACATCTGCAATACCATTGTCGTTAAAATCAATACTTAAGGCCGCTCTATCAATAAACTTTTGGTATCTAGCCCTATATTCGTAGGCTTTAGAAGACCATACATCATCTTTAGAGTCACTAAAATTAAAGAATATCTTACTTAAAGCGAGCATAATAGCGGCTTGATTTACCTCACCAATGTCTAATAAATCCCACGGTGTTATGTCTTGTTTCTGACCGTTAGAGTCTAATTTATAATAATCCTTACCTCTAAAATACTGGACTATTTCATTTCTAACAGAAGCATGAATAAGAATATGGCTAGTTTGACCAGCAAGAAACTCACTTTGTGTTGCGTATGGTTGCTCTAAACTTAAATCAAAATCAGAAGCAAATGTAATATTGATACCTGATAGTTTCATATTAACTTTATTAACTGATGTACTGAGTTTATACCAGTATTTACTTACACTATCTACAGTATTTTCTACTTGTCCAGATAGTTCTCTATTCCATCTTAATAAACCACTCCTAGAAACACCTAATGAGTCATCTTCTAAGTTAGTTACGTCAGTCCAAGCGGAACCGTTCCAATATTTTAAAGTAGATACAGCCTCTTGAAATCCATTACTATTATGGTTTACATAAAAACAGTTAATTGGTTTATGATATCCAATATAAATATAATCTGTATCAGCATCTAATGTGATAGATATCTCATCCCTGCCAAACTCTCTAGTTTTATATGTAATATCAGAAATAGCTGAATGATGTTCATGCTTAACTGATAATATAGATTTTGATTCAATCATATTCTTCCTTTTTATTATTCCCAATAACCAGTAATACTTGCTACAGTTAATAACGAACCTGCAGTTAATACTGCACCACGGTTAGTACACACTA